CATCTTCGGGCATCACTATGACTGAAGGATTAGCTACCCCAAGAGCTGATGGGTACACTGACGGTTACTTAACTGGCGATGGCATAGCACCTAACGGATTGCCAGTAACACCGGGAGTATCTTTCCCATTAGATCCAACCACAGGAGAATATGTTTTGCGTTTAGATTATTTCCCAAATCGTTTGTTTAGATATGATGGCGCACGTTGGGTTAAAATTGAAGATGCTGTACGCACAGAACTTACACCTGGCGCAGAGAATCAAACATTACGATCAAGTTTTGTTAACAACACTGACACAGTGGCTACTAATGATCGCGGTACAATTGAAAGTAGACAAAGTCTTAACGAAGCACTTATTCCTAAAGCAGACAACGGCGGTTAATAATGCAACAATTTTTTTACAGTGAACAAATTCGACGATACTTGCTGCAATTTACTCGCATGCTTAGTAATTTTCAGTGCGAATATGGCAAAGAAGATGACGGATCTCATGCATTAATACGTATACCTGTACGGTACGGCGATGCATCTCGGCAAGCTGCAACTATTATGCAAAACAATAGTTCTAACAGTATGCCGTCAACTCCAATGATGACATTTTATATTAACGGGCTTGATTATGATAGGCCTCGTATGCAAGAACCTTATCATGTTTCAAAAATTTCTGTTAGACAAAGAACTTATGATGAAACAACAGAAACATATGAGACAACGCAAGGAAATGCATTTACTGTTGAACGATTAATGCCTGTTCCTTATAGATTATCAATTAACCTGGACATTTGGACATCAAACACCAATCAAAAACTACAAATTCTTGAACAAATTCTAACACTGTTTAACCCTAGTCTTGAAATTCAAAGCACTGACAATTATATTGATTGGACTAGCTTAACAACTGTTGACCTTGACAGTGTTAGTTGGACTAGTCGTACTATTCCTGTTGGCACAGATGATCCAATTGATATTGCAACATTGCGTTTTGGTATTCCGATTTGGATTAGCAGTCCTGCAAAAATTAAAAAACTTGGTGTTGTTGAAAGAGTAGTTAATTCAGTATTTGACGCAAACGGTGACGCAGCGGCGGCAATTTTAGATAACGATTTGTTAATGGGCACCAGACAGTATATTACTCCGTCAAATTATGGAGTGGTGTTGTTTGATGGGCAATTACAGTTAGTAACACAATCAAGCACACTGTCGGAGCCAGCTACGAGTTTAACGCCTTTCGAAACGCCGTTGCCTAATCAACAAGATCACTGGGACACAATTATTAATGAATACGGAGTTTTGCGTCCTGGTATCAGTATGATTACCCTAGTAAACCCATGGGATCCTGATGTAGAAATTGCCGGCACTGTTGTTCAGAACCCAGCTGATCCAAGATTTTTAATTTATACTATTGATCAAGATACACTTCCGGCAAATACATTAGATCCAATTGATGCTGTTATTGATCCTGGGCTTAGTTCACCTGGCAACGGATTGCCGGCTGCGGCCACAGGACAACGATATTTGCTAACTGATGATACAGGAAACGTTACTAATGCCACAAACCCTATAGGCTGGCAAGGATTACAAGGACAAGCTCTTATTGCAAAACGCAATGATATTATTCAGTATGATGGTGATAAATGGAGAGTTGTTTTTAATAGTGCAGTTTTATCTGACCTACAGTATGTAACTAACATAACTACTACTATACAGTATCGCTGGGATGGCGAAAACTGGTATAAGAGTTATGATGGTATGTACAGGGCAGGTCAATGGAATATAATATTGTAAACGCTGTTGGGGTTTGGTTTTATAGCAAATCCACAAAACGTTATTTGTATCTTTTAAGAAACGATTCTAAACATCCAGACACATGGGGACTACCCGGCGGTAAAGTAGAAAAAGATGAAACACTGCTTGACGCAATACAACGAGAATGTTTGGAAGAAATTGGGTTTTATCCCAAAAACGGAAAACTTATTCCTATAGAAAAATTTACAAGCCCAAATCAAAAGTTTGTTTACAACACATACCTTTGTATCCTTGATCAAGAATTTTTGCCAATTTTAAATTACGAACACCTTGGCTACGCTTGGATAGATAAAAATTCTTGGCCAAAACCCTTGCATCCTGGTTTATGGACCATGGTTAATATTGAATCAATTCAAGAAAAGTTAAAAATGGTTTTAGCAAACACTAACAAATAGTTTTATACTTTTAGTACACACTCTACTAGTTTTTCATCATCGTTGTTATTGCTTTCTAATGCAATACCTACAATAGATCCACCGTTAATTGCTGTGCTTGCACAACCGTTGTCATCAACGTATACTGCTTGACCTTTGCTAACTGCACCAATTACACGTACAGGCAAACGTCCTTTTAGACCAATGTATTGACCATCTGCTTCGCTGTTCATCATTAGTGCTGGATTAGTTGATACTACACCAATAGCTATACAGCCTCTTTGTGCAGGTGCTACGTCATGTGTTTCGTCAGCATCAATGCATACAACTGTGCCTGGCACAAGTTCTTCACTTGTTGTATATTTTTCTGCCAAGTCAGCATATCGAGCACTAGTTGCAGTACCTTGAAAAAGGTTAGCATATACGTCACCGCTGCCGTCACGTGCTACAATCTTGCTTGCAGTTGATGTTGTAGTTGCATCTACATTTAATGTAACACTACCACTTGTGCCACCACCTGTTAAATATGATCCTGCTGTAACACCTGTGATATCACCAACGTTAGTAGTAAATCCACTATCGTTGTTAAAGATACTCAATCCAATTTCGTTTGCCGCCTTACGTCTATCTGCACCGGCATCAAGTACAATAAACTCGTCTGTACCAGTCATTGTTGCTGTCATATCAGTTAGTTCAGATAAATCAGTAGCAAGTGTAACTGTATCTGTTGCTCCAACAGTTGCTGATATTCCAGTTCCACCTGTAACTGTTAGTGTGTCGCCGCCGCTAATAGTTTGAGTGTTACTACCATCACTTAATGTAAATGATGTTGATATAGACGCTGTGGTTGCTGCTGTAAGTCTACCTTGTGCATCAACAGTAATAACTGGAATTGCAGTAGCACTACCATAGTCACCTGCACTTACGGCTGTGTTATCTAGTGTTACTGTTAATGTATCAGTAGCCGAAACTGTTGTTGTTATACCTGTACCACCTGCAATGTCAACTGTGTCTCCGCCATCAACTGTTTGTGATCCACTGTCACCAGTTAATGTCCAAGATGTTGAAATACTTGCTGTTGAAGCCGCTGTAAGTCTACCTTGTGCATCAACAGTAATAACCGGAATTGCTGTTGAGCTACCATAGTCACCTGCACTTACGGCTGTGTCAGCTAAATTAACAGTAACGTCTCCGCTGGTACCTCCACCGCTTAATCCAGTGCCTGCTGTAACTGCTGTAATATCACCAACTGGAACACTAGCTACTGCCGTGTCAACATATGTTTTAGTTGCAGCATCCTGATCAGTAGTAGGATCACCTAGTCCTGTGATTTTGTTAGTACCCATTGCAAGAGTTGGGCTGTTGATTGTTGGACTAGTTAGCGTTTTATTTGTAAGCGTTTGTGTAGCTGCTTTCTGTACAATTTCAAACCCGCCAGCAGTACTGCCGTCGTGTACACGGATAGTGTCTAGCGTTGTGTCAACTGAAAGTTCTCCGGCAGCACCAGTAAAGCTATTATTTTGAGTAGTTGTTCCTCGTCTAAATTGTACTTGCGTTGGCATTGTTCAAATCCTGTTTATATTTTAATTTATTTATCAAGTTAGGGCACCTAAATCAGATGTTTGTAAGCTACCTGAAGGTTCCATACAATCGTAAACTCCAATTAACGACTGTCCAAATGCATCAGTTGATGCATCTTCGCCTATATATGTTTCCCCTGAACCGTAGTCGCCTGTTGGATACGATTGTATGGTTGAGTTATTAAAACCGCCAAGCACTGACAAAGATGTTAGTTGAGAGCCATCACCAATAAAATATCCACTAGTTTCAACATTACCAGTTGCATCAACTATACCACCTGTAACTATGTTTCCGCCGGTTACATTACCGGTTACACTTAGCGAACCAAGTGTGCCAACTGATGTAATATTTGTTTGTGCAGCAGTTTCTAAAGTACCCGCTAGGTTTGT